TCTATCTTGAAGTTGTTGTTCGCCGTGACAACGCCGTTAAGGTTTATCTTTGACGCGCTTATTGATACCGCTTCCGAGCTTTGATTTATGGTGGAAATAATATTGTCCTTGGTGACGGTGCTCGACAATCCCTCGGCGGTTATTTCAAGCTGTGTCTGCATATTCTGCGTCCATGTGGTAGGCATACATACGGTGTTATCTACCACCCACGCCGAGCCAGTGTAACGCTTTATTTCCTTTGTCGAGGGATTGTACCAGTATTCGCCCTCCTTTGCGCCCGTGGGCGTGGCGGTCTGGTTGTATTTAGGGGAGATGACCGTCTGCCACGCGGAACCCGTCCATACCTTTATCTTGCCATCGTTGTACCATTGATACCCCGTGTTCGCGGTTTTCTGGTCATCGTCCCACTCTAAAGAGGGGTCGGTGTCGGATTCAACAGGGGTCAGGAAAGCTACCCGTGTGACCGTCTGCTTCATTCCCTCAACGGTCATTTCTATTTCATGGGCTGCGCGTCCGGCTATGAGCGTCCGGCGGTTCTCCGCGCTTATGGCGGGGCGTAGAGGGGAGCCGGAGCTTATGTACTGTATCCTTGCCCTGCCCTTAAAGGTCAAGTCCATGCGGTAAATGGGGAAGGTATAAGTTCCATCGTCCGTGACTGCCTTTATCAAGTCGCCCGCTTCCAAAGACCAATCGCCCTTTGCGTCCAGCTCGACAGGCGTAAACGCCGCAAAAGAGTTTAAGCGGTTATAGATAACCTGTGCATAAGGTCTTATCTGTGCATCGGTATAGCCATACAGCATAGGGCAGTCTATTATCTGATAAGCGTTCGTCCCCGTGCCGACTATTACGCCTATGTCCTTTTCGGAAGCGGCTACCTGTAATTTGTCTATCTTGGCTACCTGATACTCCGATACCACGGCGTTATAATAGTCCGCAGAATTGGCGGTCTTATTAAAGGTGACATCGGCATCGGTGAACCACGCCAGCTCACATACCCCGCTTCGGGATATGCGGGCAAAGGAACACGCCGCCTCGGCTATCCATTGCAGAACTTCCCGGCAGAGAACATCTTGCGTCCTGAACAGCGGCGAATCAAAGGTTTTCCCCGAATTGGGGAAGTCTGCCATTGAAGCAGGTACGCCGACATGAGCGCAAAGCGATGTGAAAATATTTTTTAGTGTAGTCGGGTACGAAAGAGAATTAAGAAAAGTATCTGCGCTCACATCAAACTTTACCATTCTGTCATGGGCGGTGATGCTTATTTTTTTAGGTTTAAGTTTGTCGGGCTTTTCGGAGATAAACACGCCCAGAGGAACATATTCGTATTCTTCCCCCACGAGTACGCCTATCGAGGCGGTGAACTCCGTGCCGTCAAAGTTAAAAGAGGACAGCCCCCCGTCAAAGTTAAGGAGTTCTACCCCCAGTTCTGCGGAACAGGCCGCGCCTATCGTCAGTTCTTCGTCCTCGAAAGCCATGCTTGAATAGGTCAAACCGGAGATTGAGAGGTTTTGTTCCGCTATCTGATTTTCGCCGAATGTCAGCTTTAGCTTTTGGGGCTTGCCCGACATTACGGCGTTACGAAAGCCTGTGCTTACTGTGTACATTTTGCCTCCAATAAAAAAGACACCCGAAGGTGTCACGGAGTTTATTTTCTTACTGGCGCTCCCACATTATCACGGAACGAGCCAGTAATAATTTTGATTAGATCGCTGATAGCTCCAATCATAAAGTAGTTCCCTGTGATAAGCCTGAACAGCCCCATTCTGCGCCCTACATACCAGTAGTAAAGCGGCAGAATCCCCAATCCACACAAGAACCAGATTATAAGCAGTACAATTTTGCTCTTATCGCTTGCAACAGTAACATAGTTCGCCATAACAAAACCCCCTAAAGATATGTAATTTTATTATTACGCCTTTAGGGGGAAGTGTCAATACTCTATTACCGTCATGCTCAAAGAAATATACGCCTTGTTCTTATCACCTTCGGGGAACCAGATAATTTCTTCTTTCCTGTCGCCTACATAAAACGTGCCGGAATAGTTACCCGCAAGGGTCTTAGGGTTCGGACAGGTAAAAGGAAAGCTGTCGGAATCGACAGCCTGTAATATCGCCGAGCACAGCTCCCATGTCAGCACGTCCCACGACAATTCAACGGTTAGCTTCTGCGCTACCATTGTTCGGTTGAGTGTGCCGGAAGCGTCTCTTTCAGCCTCCGTGTCAAGGTCGGCGAGCGTCATATTCAGTTTAGAGGGGTCGGGGAGCGTATAGCTCCCCACCTTTAAGCCTATATCATATCTATACATCACACGTTACCTATGGCAATATTGTTCATATTGACCGATTGATTGACTATTCTGCCCAGCTTCGCAGAGGGATACAGTGCTATCTCCACGTCCTTATCCGCTATTCTCTTGAGCAGGGCTATGATGGTTTGAGTATCCTTATCGTTCAGCCCGCCCATTATGGATTGCAGCTTATCAAGGGGGGCTATAACTTCGGGATTGTTCTTGGCGTTGGCGTATTCGCCCACCTGCGCCAATGTGTCACCATACACCAGACCGCCCTTTGCAAAAGCGGGAACTCCTATGCTCGTATCAACACTCAATGCGCCCTGCAAAGATTTAGAAATATCCGCCATAGACCGCACGGCGGCGGCCTTTCCGCGCTGGATGCCTTGCGTCATGCCCGCCATAATGTTTCCGCCTATTCCGGCGAATACCTTTGAAGGAGAGTGAATGCCGAATACGCTCTTTGCGGCATCTATAACGCTTCTGAACTTGTCTGTTACCCAATTTTTGAATGAAGTCCAGGCGTTATTTATGCCCTGCTTGATACCGTCTATAATAGCGGAACCAACTTCCTTGAGCTTGTTAGCCGCGCCGCCCACTATGCCGAACGCGCTCTTAATCGCATTCATTACGGGGGTGAAGATATTGGTTACTACCCATGCGCCGATTGTGGCAAGAACATTTTTAATACCTTCAAGCATACCTTGAATAACATATCCGCCCTGTTCCGCCATGACGGTAGAGGGAGAGTGAATGCCAAATGCCCTTTTGAACCCTTCGATGAACGGCCTGCATATATGCTCATATATCCATGTGCCGATATTGACGAGAGCATCTATGATACCCAAGAACAGGCCAGCAACAACATTGCCTCCAGCTTGTTCCATAATGCCCCTCCACCACTCCGTTACGCTTTGCCATGCGGGTTCTATCAGCCCGACAATGAACGCCGTAAGGCCGCCGAGAGCCGCTCCGATGCCTTCAAAGAGCTTATCCACCAGCCCGTTCCAGTCTATAGTTCCTATAAATTGCGCTACCTTGTCGCCCAATTCCTGCCAATTTACCGTTTCAAGCGTCTGAATGGCAACGTCAAACAGGCCGCGGAACTTAGCATTAAGCATTTCCGCTATGAGTGCCACGTCAAGGTTTTCCACCCATGCGTTTATAGCATTTCCTAACCCCTGCCCTAATCCGGCCCAATCGGTTTGCGACCAGAATGTATACAGAATATCGATTATGGCGTTCATGCCGTCCGCTATGGTTTTGCCCATCAAAGACCAGTCAAAATCAGCTATGAAGCCGTTCATACCGTCCGTAATGGCCTTCATTATCTCTACACCCTTAGGCCGCAGGGTATTGTTTATCCAGTTATCCAGAATAGACATACCCTTATTCATGCCTTGGGCGATTATCTGACCTACACCATACCAATCACCTGCGGCAATAGCGGCTTTAAGCTTGTCTATCCATTTTGCTATATCAGTCGGGAGAACATCGGCTATATCGGTTTCCTCAAACATTTTACCGATATCTCCGGCGCCACCGCCGCCGCTGTCCTTCTGCTGCTGGATAAGGTTGATCTGGTCGAATCCCGCAAGGGTTCCTTTCAGTTCTTTTGCGGCCTTGTTGGATTTATTGAGGGATTGAGCGTAATCCTGCTGGACATAAGCGGCTTTTGTGAAAGTGCTTTGCCCTCTTAGCTTTGCAAACATCGCGCCTATCATATTGAACAGGTTAGCTATTGCCATCGTGACTTTTGTTATGACGGGCATAATGGCTTGCAGCGCGGGCAGGAATGCGCTTGCGATAGAGTTCTTTGCATAAGTAAATCCGCTCTGAAGATCTGATAATGTGGCATTAGCTTTTTGAGAGGCCTGCGCCATATTCTTAAACCCTTCCTGCACACCCATTATTACGGCGTTTATACTTCGCCATATAATCATACGGGATAGGATTTTGCCGACCGCTTTACCTAATTTTGAAAAGAAACTGTGTGTTTTGCTTGTCGCGCTTTTTGCTATGGACGGCAGTTTACTAAAAGACTTCTTGATTGAAGAACTCATTTTAGTAAACGCATTTGCGCCTTTCTTGGCTGCTTCTTTTGCCTTTTCAACCAGCTTAGAAAAACCGCCTCCGCTATTGCCTATTTCTGCCTCGGCTTCCTTGGCCTTTTCTTTCATCTTCTGTATCTGCCCGGTCACAGACAGGATTTGCCCTCGGACACGTTCAAGCCCCTGCCCTGTGCCGCCGCCCTCGGATAGCTTTTCTTCCGCGCCTAAGAGCCTTTGCAGCTTATTATAAAGCTCGTCGAGCTTCATGTTGAACAGCTCGGCAGTATTCGCTTCCTTAACAAACTTTTCCGCTAAGTCACGGCTTACGGGCTGGGTTTCCTTCGGTACTAAAGCTTCCGCTTCGGCTTCCGGGTTACGTCCCTTATAGGCGTTCGCCCCGAATCCGGCAGGAACCTTGCTCATCGCCTCGTCTAATCTGCGCTCTACTTCCTCGGCGGTCTCCGCGACCTTATTTAAGGATTCACATTGCCCGTCCGCCATCTGTTCAAACGCATTGCTCTGTTCGCTTGCGCTGGCGGATATTTTGCGCGTCTTTTCATTGAGCATTTCGGCTGCCTGTGCGGCTTTCCGCTGCGCGGCTTCAAGCGCAAGGTTTGACTTGGCTATATCGTTCGCGTACTTCACCCTTGCGGCTTCGGTTTTAAGCGCTTCCCTTTCCGCTGCGGCTTGTGCGCGTATGGCCTTCGCGTTCTGCATACTGCTTGCCGACTGCTTTACAAATCGGTTAAGTCTGGTTTCCAGTTCGGTCAAGACCTTCTCGGCGGTTGAAGCATCACAACCGACTAAAATTTGTAATTCTTCAACGACCACGGACATACCCTCCGAATTTATTTCTTATTTCGTCTATCCTGTTGTCAAGGCTCCGCTCCCACGACGCTGGAACAAACAGTTCTTCGTACTTCGGCAAATCGTGCTTAGTCTTGGAGAACATATTGCTTATGTTGGCGGCAATAAACCTTGATACCATCACGCTTGAATAGTACATTTCCCTGCACTGGTTTTCCTCGCGGGCTTCGATATAGTCTACAATATCGGCGGGTTCATGCGTCCGTGGTCCCACCCAAAACTGGTTTGGGAGCATTCCCGCCATGCTTGCACGTTTGAGCAAATCGTAGATTATATCGGTGAAGTCCTTTTCAATGCTTTTCTTAACGTCCTCGAACTGCTCTCTTAGCGAACGACGCTCTTTGCCACGTCCGCCGCCGCCGCCGTTATCGCCTCGGTCATTGCCGCCGACATATCCAGCTTGTTTAAGGGCTCCCTCATATAGTCCTGAATGCTCTGCCCTTTCAGGTCTACACGACCGAAAAAACCCATACCGTAAGCGAAGTTCACCAGTTCGGTATAGATATCCTCCATGTAAGTACCCTGCTCCATGAGCTTATCAAACTCATCGAACACGGCCTGCTTGCTCTTAGGTTTGGGGTTTGCAAACGACATTACCACATCTGCAAAGAAATCCAAATCGCCCTGCTCGTAGGCGGTGAGGAACTTTACTTTGAGATTAGGAGCGCCTATTTTCTGTTTGAGGTCGCAATAAGCCTTGCAGGAGGCTTTAAGTTCAAATTCACCGATATTCATACTACTCTCCTTTATGCGGGGGTGGTCACGGATTCGCCGTTGAACAGGTCAACATAGGAAGTCGTTTCGCCCTGGAATGCGATATATACGGAATCGCCGACAAGGTTGACGGAGAACGCGCCGGTCTGGGCGTTGTTCGCCTGCTGTCCGCCCGCGTACATGGATACGACCTTGCCCTTATAAAGAATGCCAGTGCCGAGCTTGGTAGCATCGGAAGGGATTTCGTACTCTTCGTAAATCCAGATAACATCACCGACTAGAAGCCCCATCTTCGCCATATTGCCGGTCTCGGCGGTGAAGTCGGGAACAAAGGAATACTCGAATACAGGCATTTCCTGCTGACCTGCGAGGTTACGCACGAAATATTCAGATATAATGTTTACGGAAACCTCGGAGGGCGAACCGCCCTTATCGGGGGTTTGGGTAAGACCAGCTATCTCGGTCTTGTTTGCCATAGTGTAAGCGGTATCATAAAATACGCGCTGGCCTACGGAAGCTTGATACTGTGCCATATATTTCTCCTTTTAAAAAGTTTTGGTTTTTTTGAAATAGACTACGTTGACGTGCCATTTCCCGTTTGCGTCTCGGTACGGCTCTGTCGTGCGGGTCTTTATGTAGTGTTTTTCCAACATTGCGGCGTGGAGTTTGTCAGCCAAATCGAGAACGCCTGTAAATCCCTTGGTGCTTATGTAGGTCTCGCCCCACACACCACATCTTATTGAGGTGGCGGGAAGCGCTTCGCCCTCTAAGGATTTTACCGATGTCTCCTGCGTGATATTCAATGTCACGATAGGATACCTTTCGGGGGTCTCGTCAGATTCCGGCTGAACCTCAACTTTAAGTTTCTTGTTAAGATACTTCTGAGCGTCCTTATAGATATTCGTCATAGCAGTTTCCTTATCTCGTCCGCCACGGACTGAACAACAAAATCCTTTGCCGCGTCAAAGGCGGGCTTCATATAGGGGTGAGGGTGTGCGCCATAAACCTTGTAGAACAGTCCCTTCTTGCTTAGGACGGTCTCAAAGTTGTACTTGCTCAGGTCTGCCATGCTCTCATGGACATACCACGGGATTTTTGCTGAAGAACCCAACTCGTTATAAATACCCGTACCGTATTCCAGCGTCATAGCCTGCGGTATGGCTGCGGTATGGACTTTGCCCTTCACGGCCCCTGTTTTTTCATCGAAGATGGTAAATTCTATCGAATCCTTCAACTCCCCCGAATCAACGCGAACCATGGAGATAGCTATATCCGCCATTTCCTTACCGCCGCTCTCTGTCCCTTTTCGGATGGCAGACTGAATATCCGGCCTTTCAAACCTCTTTATGACTTTAACTTTGGCGTTAAACATACTTCTTTGCCGTATATGTCGAGAACCCACGGGCGGAATTGACGGATTCCACAATATAGCTCGGCGTTTCCTGCGGGTCATTCAAGCAGATTCCGTCACCCTCGACTATCTGAACAGGCCCATCGGAGGGGTCTTTGCAGATTTTGATATATTCCTTGATACGTTCGCCGTACATGGCTATATCCTCTGCACTTCCGGCAGAGTTAGCCACAAGTTTATACCGTCTGACTAAGGCCCACTCCGAAACAACTGTCTGCCCGTTCACCGTCTCCTTAACGGGGGCAAGCACATAAACGTCCTTCTTATCCTTCGCTCTCATATACCGCTCCTAACGGGTTCATTTTGCCTTTTAAGGCCTGTTTAAGGTTCTCGGTGATATCTATATAGTTAGTGGACACTCCCGCCGCAGACTGGGAATTAAAGGCTTCTGCGCCCATCTTCCCTATCGCCTTTACCGCCGCGTCCTCTATATAGGGTTCTAACCACTTCGGAGGCTCCTTGTAGCGGGTAATGGCACACGCTATTGCGGTATACCGCTCCAAAAACATCAGGATAACGCCGTCCGGCGCACCCGTTTGAAGCTTTACGTTGTTTACCATTACCTCATTCATTTATTCCTCCTTCTTAGGGCGGCCCCGCCGCTTGGGTTCTTCTTCCTTAAACTCTCCGTCGTGTTCGTATCCCAGGGCGATAAGCTTTCTTATCGTCGCTTCGTTGGAAGTCTCAAAAAGGCCACGCACAAACTGTGCTATGGCCTTATCTTCCTTCACATCAAAGGGGATACTCGTTTTGTTCCCCTGATAGAATTTCATGGTTATTCAGTGGTGAGGTTGGTTATCTTACCGTGGAGCCATTCAGGGCCGTAGTTCAGACCTACCTGTCCGAATATCTCACCCTTCTTGCCCGCGCCGTTCTTAGCCAGCTCCTCAAAGAAGAAGTTGCCCTTGCCGGGGGTGGGCTGCTCTACAAGATGCACTACATCACGACGGAAAAGAAGTATCTGGTCTTTGGGCATGGCGCGGGAAAGGACTATTCCCACATCACCGAAGTCAGTGATAAGGCGGGTCACGTTCACACCAGCCTCCATGCGGGAATCCGGCATCTGCATGGAACCCTCATACAGCGCGGAAATGGCCGCCTTCTGGAAGGAATTGCACATCAGTATCATGCCGTTCACGTCGCCGCCGTTGTCGAAGATGGACTTGACCAGTGACTTTATCATGGCCTTGGTCAGCGCGGCAGCGGTAGAACCTGAGCCCTTCGCGTCTATGACGTTGGTGGTCAGCGCGGTAAGAATACCACGGGACTTGTTGATGGTAGCATCGGTGGTAGCGGCGTTATACTCGCCCTGCAAGGAAGTGAACTCTATATCGTTGGCGATATTGAGCATCTGGCGGGAAATCTGCCAGTTCCACTCGTCGCCGGGGTTCGCCTGCTGACCGGCTATGTTGATACCGCTCATAGTACCCATGTTAGATTCCTTGGCATAGGAAATCTCACAAGCCCTCTGGTATATCTGGGTCACGTTGGTGTGCTGAGTGCGGGTTATCTTCTTGGTGTCAGGCGCGGTCATTGATGCCTGCTCGGATATTGCAGGCTGGGAGGGAGTGTCAAGGGAATACTCCTGATCTACCGCGAACTGAACGTGATTGGTGTACTGAGGCTCCGCTATAAGGTTTATAAACGGGGTCTGGGTGTTGCTCTTGGTGTAGAGCAGGCCGGAATAGTTAGGTACTGCAAAACTCATTATAGGGGCGTTTGCCATGATATTTTCTCCTTTAAGTTAAGTCTATTTTTTTGGATTGCGCGAGGGTCATAAGCTGCACTTGTTTAAGCATATTGCCCGACTTGACAGCTTCCGCCCACTCCGCTTTGAGTTGAGCGGCTTCATTTGCCTCTGCCCCGGAAGCAGGGGGTGTGCCGCCGCCCAGAAGGTCAGTTTTCGCTTTCTGCTCCGCCGCAATCACCTTGGCGGACAGAAGCTTTACGATGGAGTTCGCAAAGGCCGTAGCCTTATCCGTCTCCGTGAATGTAGGCATTTCGGGGAAATCGTCCTCTTTCAGCCCTGCTCCGGCAAATATCTTGCCTATTTCAAGACTGCAAATCTTAGTCTTGTATTCGTTCTCCGCGTCCTTGGCGGCTTTTTCCGCTTCGGCTCTGCGCTGCTCGTCCGTCATTTCTTTCTCCTTATAGGATTTAAGGTTCCTCGACAGCTCGGCGGCCTCGGAGGCTTTTTTGTCGAATACATCTTTTTTTACATATCCCGTATAATCAGGTGTAAATTCATAAGAGGAATAAAGCGCAAGCTTTTCCTCGGCGGTCATATCTTCCCGATAGCCTTCCATTTTGGTAATGTCTATTTTCATTTTTTCTCCTTTGGGATTTATGTCTTCTCTGACAAAATGGGATTTATGCCTTCTCTGGCGTAAAATAGCACCGACAATTAGGGTGTTTTGTCGGTATTTTGTCTATTGGATAAATTTTTCCGTTACGTTCTTCACACTCTTTGCAGACTTTTTCATCGCCCTGTGTGTGCCACTTGATTTTTTTATAACCGTTGTCCTTAAAGGCCCTTATTACGGTCTTATCTTCAACGGTGATGGCGAATTGGTCTGTTTGCCATGTCACATAGTTCAATCCCCGCGTGAAATCCTGCTTTATAGGGGGATAATTGACGGTAGGGGGGTCTTTGCCGGAGTACTCGGCATCTGCGATTATGGATTCAGCCAATCTTGCCCCCTTTCTTTCCAGTTCTTTTGTGAAAACATATTTAACAACAGGGTCGTAATCGTCCAGAATACCTGTTACCCACGCTTCGAGTATCCTATCCGGCCCGTTATGGTCTGCGTATGCTTTCTTGGCTATATCCAAGTACGCTTCTTCGGATAATCTCAGGATTTTTCTGTACAGAAGATTTATCTGGTCGATTACCTTTGTGTTGGAATCAATATAAAAGAGCGTTTCCTTAGTTTTCAGAAACGCCCTCGTTATTGTTTTCTTCAGGCTCTTCGCCCGTTCGTCCCCGTACTCGTACATTCATTGCCTCCGCTATTTCGTTTGCCTCCTGCTTATCCTGTTCAAGCTTCCGCTGATGAGCGGCCTCGGAATCCTCCACGAAAGACACCATATCAAGAATGTCCTTATCTGAAAGTAGCCCGGAGCCCTTGACTTGGGTCATAAATTGCGCCTCGTCCGTCATAGAGGAAGGAATATTCCTTGAGAACGCCACATCTAATACTTCCCAGTTATAGTGGTTGGCGGTTCCCTCGTTCATCAGCGCAGTTATCTTCTGCGCCCTGCCCTCCAGCAGACCTTTTTCAAAGTTACGCTCATACGCTATTATCGTGTTATCCATGCCGTAGTTCTGGTATCTGACGGCCTGAATATTCTGGTAGACTTCGGCAATTTCCGTGGGATTGGTCTGGCCTAAAGAGGCGTATATATCGCCAGTCAGAATGTCGAAGTACCCTTGAATGGATTGTATGTCAACATTCTTTATCAACCATTCAACCTTATTATCCTCGCCCAGATATAAGGTTTTGAATTTGGACAGCCTTTCGTGGAGTTCTTCTTCGTCCTCATCGGTTTCGGGCTGCATGTAGCCAATCATAAGAAGAATGGCCTCATCGTTATATTTAAACGTGTTGGAAACATTGTTCAGAATGGCGTTTCTCGCGTGAACCAATGGAAGAACCTTTTCAAAATACCCCTCCCTGTTTGGCATGGGGTATTCTACAATGGGTATGCCGCAGGTCTTAAGCAGCGCCATTTCGGAAGCTGTGGCGGGTTCTTCCCGAACGTTGCCGTCAAATATATACTTTGTCCAGCGGTCATCCGTAATCAGTTCATAGGTCTCATACTTCCGATTGTCCACGAGCGAAAAATATTCTTCTCGAATGATAAAAGCCGTGGGATTGCGGTCTATGGTCTGGTCGTGGAACAGCATTGCTTTTCTGGGATCCACGGGCTTGAACTTTGGAGCGATCAGGCCGTCCCTTTTAGAAGCGTATATCCGTTCGTATGCCGTGCCGCATATCAGCGCGGAAGTGGCAAGCCGCATATTCTCCTTGTCCTCATGGTTCCGGCGCATTATCGCACGATAGCGGTTCAAATATGCGTCGTCCCGCGGGTTCTTGTCGGGCAAGTCCTCAAACTGCATCTTAGGCCGCCCGGCAACATCGGAAGTCTTTTTGACTACCGTATTCGTCTGAACATAATATTTGCACGGTGAGCCTATGAAGTACCCGGCGGCTATGTCTACCGCGTATTTAGGGATAGGGGAATATATGCCATTCAGATCAACGCAGTCGTATTCCTTATACATATCGCCCCTTTTCAGAATGGAATCCTCCAGCGCACAGCCGAATACAGTTCTTATGTTATCCCCGTTTATCCTGCGGGCTTCTTCCCGCGTTAAAATCATTTCTGTCACAGTATCCTACCTCCGCCGATAAGCTTAGTACCGGCAAATATATCATATCCCAGGGCATACGAAAGCGCGTCTATGCCGTGGTTGTCTGCGTCCTCCGGTATGTCTAACTTCTGTCCGGCGGAATCCGTTTTCCACCGATAAACCTTAAATTCTCCTATCAGGTTCACACATTTCTGGTCGATTATTATTTCATAGTCGTGCAACCAGTCTATTCTTCGGGTGATAGCGGACTTCGCCCCCTTGGCTTTGCCCTTCTTGCATTTGTCCGCATGGATACCCATCTCTTTAAGCTCTTTGATACGGTCAGGCTCCGCCGCGTCACAGTACACTACATGGCCTAACGCTTTATTGTATATCAGCTCCCCGTATTGGCGGGTAGTGACCTCGTTCACGAATAATTCATCAAACACATATATCTTGTGGTTATGCTTATCCAGCGAACACTTAACGAAAGCGCAGGGGTGATTATATCCGAAGTCGCTGCCGACACGGATATTTCTGAATTCCCTGCCGGACAGGTCTGCAATATTCCAGTGCTTTCCGCGCTCGAACACGGTAGAACCTAATCTGCCAAAATTCCCTAACGTATCTACCCATAATCTCTGCCCAGTGGATTGCTCCCTTTTCTGAATATCTTCCTCGGTGAGAAAACGGTTGTCGGCATAGGTCGTTTTCAAAATAAAAACATCTGAACCTTCAACTACACCTCTTGCGGTCTTGTCTTTCAGGGTCAGAGCTTTCAGTTCGTCTATCGACTTCACATCGGGGTGGTGCCACAAGGGTTCAAAAAAGACCTTATAAAGCCAGTGCGTTTCAGGGAATGGGTTGAACGCCATTATTATCCTCTTGTTCGGCTGAGGTAATCCTCTCAGTTTCGCGTCCTTATCAATACCTCTCAAACAGTTGTCCAGAACCTCAAACGCCTCATAAGAAGGACATTCGTCACCTTCCTCCATGAATATGTCGGTCAGTATACCCTTCTTTGGCTTCAATGACTTCAATCTCCGTGTTTCCTCTAACGCACCGAAGATTATCTGACGGCCGTTATACAAACAGGTAATGGTCATGGTGGACTTGTCTACCGAAAATTCGTCTGTAAGCCCCCATTCGTCTATTACGGAGATTATTTCATTAAAGCAGGAGGTTCTTAAGTCTACCTTGTAATAACGGCACACAAGCCAATTATGGCCGTTATAGGTATCGGCTACTATCTCCCTTACAATGTGGTTCGATTTGCCGGAGCCGCGTCCGCCGAAAATGAGCTGCACTCTCGCTTTCTCATCGAGGGTGCAGGCGTACACATCGTTGAAATCGTCCTTGAGGATAAGGCGCGGTTCGCCGTTACGCAGTTTGAAGTAGTAGACCACATCGTTAGGGTCAACGTTATACTTGGCACAAATTGTGTAAATGTCCATTTTGTGGGGGAGAAAAAATGTGCGGGGAGCTATATGTTTGGCGCGTCCCCCCTACAAAAACCACCCCCCATGGCACCCCCCTCCGGTTATGCAGCATATACATACATTTTTGCGGTGCATAAACGGGGGTATCCACCCGCACTTTTGTATATATATACACAGTATGCAGGTATAAACCCCGTATTATACGACACTTTATACATTTTGTTTTATAACTATTCGTTAAACTACACTTTAACGAATACTTGGGCCGGAAATATGCAGACTATGCAAATGCTATACATCGTCGCCAGACCGCCCAAAACCGCCCCTAACCACTCTATCAGCGTCGGCCTGGGCGACCTCTACCCGCACCCCGTCAACGTCCCCACAGCGGCTCAAAATAGCCAGAGCGGCGGCCGTAGAATCCCGTGCATAGGGGGCATTTAGGTTTTTTTCGAGGACTTTTTGCGCACGAGAACGCATCCGCTGATAAAACTTATCATCCTCCTTGCCCCGCTCTGCCAGCTCCTTATCCAGCGCGGCTTGAAACACCGGGAACTCCCGGAACCACCGCCACACGGTAATTTTATTGACTCCTACCCGGTCGGCGATCTCCTTGTAGCCGCTCATGTAATGGGTGGTGCCGTCCTCCTGCTCCTCGCCCCATACCCACAATTTGACGGCCTGGCGCTGCTCGTCTGTTAGTCCTGGCCTACAATGGGGCTGGCCTCTATACTGCTCTTTACTGCTTGCCATACGTTACACCTCCTCAATACGCAACGGTAATTTATTTATTGCGATAGTTTATCCCCCTTTATGGGGGGACTTTGACAATCTTCTCAATTTTTCTTTTTTTGTTTTTTCTCCGCCCCTTCGGGGGTCGGTCTAATACTCCATATTGATATTATAATAGGTATTTACCCCCGCAAACCCCCGCATCAAAAGTTTTTGCCTTATCAGTCAGACGGCGCTTGCCGTCAGCCGCCTTCAATTTCAACTGCTGACAATTTGTCAGCAGTTCTGATGCCCCTTCTGACTTTAGTCTTTCTTTTAGTTTTGCCCAATAATTGCTTGCACCTCGCTGTGCCAATTTCCTTCTCCAGTTTCCGCAGCTGGGCCATGATCTCGCTGGTGGGCGGGTACTCCAATGATATAAGAGGGCTATATCAGCCCTCCTTTTTCATGTCCTCATAGATCAGATCGGTTATATAGGCGTTGACGCTTTTTCCTAATTCTTCCGCTCTTTGTTTTATTTTTTCTTTTTCGCCCGTTTTTGTAAAAACTACAATTCGTTCATACGCTTTGTCATTATATTTTCGTTTTGCTTTTGTTGCAGTATTCATGCTTCCGCCTCCTTTGTGTTAAGTATATCAGCTTTGCCATACTCTATCAAGTATATTTACCTAATCCTTTTAGGCTTTTCCCTTAATATTTCAGTTGACTATATACTCTATAGAGTATATAATAAAGACATCGAAAGGGGAGACACCCCGAACAATGGAGGTTACAAAATGGCAAGCTACAGAATCGAGAGGAACGCACAATATAACAGCAACGAAATTTATTTTGAAAGCAAGCCCGCCGCCGAGGTTTTAACCGCTCTGCGCGGTCTGAAAATGCGCTGGAACCCTAAGAAGGGTTGCTGGTACGGGTTCGCCGCTCAGAATGACATATTAGCGGCCATCGGTGAGCATGATAACGAGCCGGGCGGCACTATCTCCGAGGGTTATTTAGGGGCTACCCGCTGGGATGGCAACAAATCCGGTAAACACTTATACGGCGCGGAACTTAGCAAGGCCATCCGGGACGACATCAGGGAGGCAGGAATTAAGGGCGTAACGGTGAGCTGTAAGACCTACTCTGGCGGCCAGCACATCACAGCCAAAATCAAGATAACAGAGGCCGACATGATAAGCCGCGAGCAGTACATAGCAGACTACACCATCAGCACAAGCCGGGCTCACATATACATTGGCGACCGGGGCGAGAGCATACACATTGACGAGTATTACAAGCTGGACAGCGCGGAGCAGAAGCGCATCAGGCAGGCCGCCGCAGAGTACGATTATAGGCAGGCAGCGCACGGGCGGGACATCAACCGGCACAGCATAGACGAGGAAACCGCCTACACTGCCGACACTCTCCGCAAGCTGCACAAGGTCACGGCAATAATCGAGGCATACAGATACAACGACAGCAACAGCATGGTTGACTACTTTGACACCAATTTTTACTATGACTTACAGACGGTGGCGGCGTAAAGCCGCCCCCGCCGTATGATTTTAAGGAGGTACAATATGTATGTTTGTTTGCTGAATCCGTATGGAATAGATGATGGAACGAAAATATGGTATCGTAAGCAAGGTAATTATTGTTTTGATTTTGTATCGTCCAAGAAATTTGCATCACCACTAACTAAGGATGAAGTATTGAATATAATGCGCTATGCGGATTGGTACAAACAACAATATAACGCCAGTGCAATTATGAGAGGATAGGGGCCTAATAAGGCCCCGAAGAAGAAAATTGAGGTAACCACATGATGCGTTATCAGGTTATTACATGGACGAGGGGCGAGGGGCACGACGAGCGGCGGAAGTTTAGCACCCTCGCCCAGGCCCGCGCCGCCGCCCGTATCTACCGCCGAGAGTGCGACGGCGTGGGGATATATGATTTCCGGCTTGGGGTCGTTCGGGAGACTTTAGGACGGTTCCCCGATATATGATTGCATGATTTTCACGTTCTGCATGATTCTATCATCGGGGCCGTACATCAACGCATGATTCGCCGCTTTCAGGGCTTCTCTGGGGCGGCCCGTGTTATAATAGGCTATGGACAGCATATCAAACGGCAGCGGCCCCCACGGGTCAGGCTCGCAAATGTATGATAACGGCCTTTCCCGTATGTTCACGCATGATTCGCCGTAATAGATGCATGATTTCCAGTTTTTAGCATGATACATGATTTTCATCATTTCAAACCATGCTTCACGGTATTCGGGGGCCTCGATTATAGCCCTCTGTAGCCACGCCTCGGCCTCTAATTGTTTTCTCTGCATGATTTTACACCGAGCAATGAAACGCATACTGGCGGCCCGCTCAGGCGGCCACACGGCACTTCTAAGGGCAAGATGTTTCTCCAGCGTTTCAATGGCCTTACTGTATTCCCGATGGAACATATATTCGCGGCCTAAGTAATGCATGTTTCGGTCGTTCTCCGGCTCTTCCTTAACCGCCAGCTCCAGAAGCGGCAGGTAATTGCTGCGGCTTTTCTTCTCATCGGGCCAATGGTCAACCCTCAACGGCAAATCGCAGTATGATTCTTCGCCGTATGATTTCAGCACTTCATGAACGGGATTCTTCCAGTAGTATGATTTTGTATGAATTTTATCGGCGTTGAATGATACTCCGTCTCTGCCGTATGATTCATGGCTCCAAACATATAAATACCTTCCCCGCGTCCCGTGGAAGTTTTTCCGTATGATTTCCGCCCAGCCGGGCTGTATGATTTCGTCCAGGTCGAGGCACACCAACACGTCCGCATCTTCCGGTATGATTTTCAATGATTCATTTCGCGCTACATCAAACCTCCACGGCTGTATGATTTTGGTTTTTACGATGCAGTTGTATGATTTCAGCTTATCAACGGTTTTGTCTGCGCTCCCCGTATCGAGAACGCAGACATAATCAGCCTCTTTTGCCGTCTCATACCACCTGTCAACGAATTTTTCTTCGTCTTTAGCTATGGCATATACAGCTATTTTCATTTTCTCCCCTCAAAAAACAGTTGATGAAATAAATCTGCCCTTTCCCCGTTACTTTCGGGGTGCGTGTTATTCTGGTGCTTCCGTCAGGGTTGGCTATAACCGTTTCCTTTATCTCAAAATATCCGGCTTCCATAGCCTTTTGGGTGGGCATATTCCAGTTTTCGCCCTTCTTGCATAACCAGCCGTTATCCCTCAACCATGTGAACATTCTGTTAGCCCCTATGGGCTTCCCGTTCTGGCGTATCATCTTTGCAAGCTGTCCCACTAAGCAGCTATCGTGTGAGGCTTGCACGGCCTCCGCAAACAGCACTTTGGGGGCGTTGTGTTCTACTGTCGCTTCAAGCTCCTTCCGCCGCTCCTGCTCTTGTTTAAGGGCTGAAAACACCTTTATAGCGTTGGCGGGGTCGGCTATCATCTGTTCTATCGTAGTCGGTGTGGCGTACATACCATGTTTACGGATAGAGGGGAGGACTTCATCAAACACCCAGCGTTCAAACTTCTCAGCGGTGGGCAGCTTGCTATGGGTTATCAGGCGATATACATCACCTTCCGTGATAAAAAGCATCTCCTGTTCGCCACCATTGGTAGGGGTACGCCGTTTTACCGTACCCTTTGCATGGGCGGTAATTGCTTCATTCGGTCTTGCATATCCGAGTGCTTTTGCTACATCAGAACCGCAGAAAAGTGTAGTACCGTTTTCGGTAATGGTTCTCATCTCTCCAAACTGGTTGTTATTGAATATCTGTAGTTCGTTCATTGTAACTCCTTTCATCACCTGTAATTTGGCCTATTAGCGCGTTTAGAACGTTTATGTTTTTGTAGATTATAGCAAAGGCCCCATTGCTCATTATCGAATAATTTGAGACATACTCCGATACCAAGAAATTATCCGTGTAGTCAAATACCGCTTGATTTACTGACGACTGTATATCCCTTGCCAATTCTAAGTCCATTGTTACTTTCTCCAATGCGCTGATTATTCGGGTTTTTTCCATATAGTAAACCTCCATTTCCTTGACCGCAGGAGGCAGACATGATACAATTTATCTGCCTGATGTGGCACGTGAGGTTAGCGACAAATCTTGTCCCTTGTCATCGGCGCTAACCTCGTCTTTTTAGTTTTGGAGTGCTGCTTCTATGGCCTGCCGTATAAACTCATTTCGCGTTATTCCTCTTTCCCTGCAATATGCTTGCACTTGCTCATTTGTTTTCTCTGTAAGACGAATACTAAACTTAACGTTTAACGGCTCCTCCACGGGCGGCCTTCCTACTTTGGGTTGGGACTTCATTCTTTCCCCCTTTCTTTTTGTCCCTCGTCAATTACAGTATATTCATGAGGGACAAAAATCAATATATACATCTATTGTTTTTCCTTATACCGCCTTTCCATGTTGTAAAAGCCCGAATCAAGCATAATTCAGCACCGTCAATCTGTAACTGCCGTCATTATCCGGTGTGTCGTCAATCTGTACCGATTGAGGGATTATAAAAGCGGGGACAACACCGAACGAGTACGACGGGAAGAAGTAGTAGTAGGCGGAGCCGACCGTGTAGACGTACCAGGCGTAGTCAGAGAAGTACTGAGAGGAAAGCCACCAGCAAGTATCCCGGCTATTAAAGGTCTTTTTGCGGCTATTTCTTCCCGTGAATATAGGCCATGTTAAGCCTTCTTCTACTTCGTGGTTGTCGCCGTAGCCTACCATGGTCAATGTGGGGGCAAACACTTTTCGGGTTATATCCTCGGCGCCGCTGCCGTTATATAACGGGATCGTGCTGGGAATAATCAGCTCTTTAAGTTCGTCGGGGTAGCTGTTGTATATTTCCGTCATGCGTTTGTCCAGGTCTGATCCGGCGTACTCCGTGCTGTCGCCGAACCGGCACAGGCTGTGTATGTCTTTGCGGATAAGCCCTGCGGTGCCTACGTCAAAATTATTGAGGCAACCAAGGGTGTAGGCAGCCAGCTCGTAGGTTCCATCCTCGCGGCGCTCGGGGATTTTGATGTTGCTTCCGAATGGCAAATCGCTTATTCTCATTGTTTCCTCCTATTCCGGTATGTCTATGTATTTCATCATTCTGTCTATCGCACGTTCTTCAAGGTGTTCTATTGCTTTGGGGGATTTATCCATTTTTACACCTACCCTGGTATTAGACGGCATATCCCGCGAATAGAAATGTTCGTAAAAGTTATATTTCAACTCGATTACCCTTCTCTGGTTCGCGGGGAACTCATCTAATGCGGCATCCATGAACGCTACGAATGACATATCATCGTTTATTCTTTCCAGCATTTCAGCCATTTGCAGATTATACCGCTCCTTTGCCGCCATGAGCTTTATAGCGCTCCGGGCGGTCGGGTCGGTAATGTCGCTGCCGTGCGGCATACCCGATAAAACCTGTGGGCGGATATCCGCTACCGCTTCCATTCTCTCTTTGATACTGGCTATTTTTTTATCTATTTCTTTCGCGTTTCTCTTGGCTTTCCCCCAACGAACAAGCAACCGCCTGATGTATGCCCGTTGTTCGCGTTTCGTCATTGGTTCCTCCTTAACAATTCATCTGCCGTTATGTTAAAATAATCTGCCAACCATATGATTCTGCTCGCGGTCGGCTCCATGCCGTCCATCTCATAGTGATAAATGGTCGCCGCGCTTATGCCGGTTTCGCGCTCCATCGCAGCCCGCGACTTGCCCTTCTTTTCTCGGTACATTCGTATCCTCTGCCCTATCGTCATGTTTCCTCCATACGCCGCAATGGCATTTAGTTTCCTGACCTTCTCTGAACTCCTTGCAGATACATCTGCTTTCCTCATCCTTGATTATCGCGCAGGGGCAGTATCCGCCCCCGCGCCGTATACACTCCCATATATCAGGCCGCAGTAATTCATAGCTCATTCCGCACCCTCCCATATCAGCGGCCTTCCCTCTGCGTCTACCATTACACACACGCCGCCTTGGTGTGTGCTCAGGTATTGTATCCCCGTGAGGTTATCGACATATATTCCATACGTCGCACCCCCATCCAGTATCCACAGTCTATGATTGCCAGCCTCAGCCTTTCCGCACCCGCACAGGGCGAGGGTCAGCAGGGTTAATATTGTTATTGCTATTACTCGTTTCATTTTTTCTCCTTCGGGGATTTGACCATTTCTGCCCGTAAGCTCTCTTTTATGTAGTAATCAATGCCAAGTTGCTTGCATAGTTGTTCGGCTTCTTCCCCGAACTGTTTCCAGTTAATATTTGACGAATAGTAATTCAATTTCCCAATTTTAACCTTGTCAAATATGTCATAACAGTTCTCGATACATTCCAAAACCCGATCTGCGTCCGTTACAGGCTCAAAAGAACACCATGTTTTTATTCCCCGGTCATGCGCTTTTTTCACATCTATAAGCCTGTCGTTTGGCATATATACACCGCCATGCATACCATCATAGGTAATACCGTACCAATCGTTTTCATCCAGCAAATCAAAGTCACGGCTCCCATCGCCCTTTGTAAGTATCTGAACATGGTTCCCACTTGCCTTGATAGCCTTTATAATCTGCCGTGTTGCCGTGGTATCATGTCCTGTGGGGTATGGGTCACAGATGAAACACAGGTGTATCAATTTGCCCGCGATTCCTTCCCGCTCTAACTGTTTAATAGTTGCCTCCACAATTCCATCACGAGGCTTTATGTTAGTGTGAAACTGTTCCCGATCTTTCCTTAACACTGACGGGGCAAAGCAGTAATAACATCTGTGAGGACATCCCGTGTAAATGTTGATAGCATAATCGCCGTACTCTTTTGCTTTTCCTTTAGGTATATAAATCGGCTTCATCTTCATTCCTCCTTCGGTGGTTCTGGCTTCACTTTCCCTGTAAACCGTGATACGTACACCAGTTCGCATATAAGCACCAACAACAAGGACAATGCCGCACCAATAACTACTCCTATGATGATGTACTTGACCATTGTTATTCCTCCTTATCCATCTTTGCTCCGCAGTTGGGGCAGTAGTTATAACGCATATATCCAACACTATGACAGTTGGAGCAGTTCACCTTTGTTGACCATTTAGCTGCACTCTTTGTCGGGATTACTCGCTCCCATCTCTCATGCAGCACTTCCACTACATCGGCGGCGGGTTCTTTGTCGATAAATGCCATCCAATCACAATCGCTCGGTTCGCACGGTTCTTCACTGCATACCTCGTTGCAATGCCCACATACAAACTGCTTTGCTCTGTTTTTAGTTATATATTCTTTTGTCATACTTCCTCCAATGCCTTTTCAGCTTCTTCACGGACTGCAACCATGTCAACATACTCTTGCGGGTTATGCGCTTTTACATGTGGGTCGCTAAATTTTTTAGCACTCTCAAGCAGTGCTTCTATAATTATGTCTTTATTTGTATTGCAGTCGCACCTGGCAAAGCAATAATATTTGTCGCCGATTTTTACAGGCATTATTTTTCCTCCTTCGGTGGTTCTGGCAATGGCATCCAGTGAGTAACGCCCTCTGTAATTACCTCGTCAAGCTCTACGTCCACAAATCCCTCTTCACAGACAAATGCCATTGTAACGGCATTAACATAATCAATTTTGCTCGTTACTTTCATGGTGCAGCAAACTAATACATAGTCCGTACTATCCGGCTCAGGCAGCCGCTCTTTAACGCTTATCCAGTTCATTGGTTTCCTCCTTATCCATTTTCGCCCCGCAGTTGGGGCAGAATTCCTGTTCTGTAACGGCATGAATTCCGTAATAATCACTACAATTTGAATCCACACCATGACATACAGAACACTCGTATTCTCCATATCTTTTGTTTATACAAATCCACCGTCCATGCACCACAGGCGCAACATCGGCGGCAGGAAATTTCATTAACTCTTTTGCCACTACTTGCGCTCCTTTGAGAAACGCTATTGATTCGGGCGTATTGTCTTTTTGTTTTCTCAATGTGGATAGCGTCTTACAAAGTGCTTCTACAAAAGCATCAACGTTTACATATTTACTCATTGTTTCTCCTTTCTCGGTCGGTTTGCGTTTCTTTTCTGCCGCGTCTATGCCGAAACATAAACGCAGTATATCAGGCGGGTATATCTTTTCGGCGGGCACATCGTAGTATGTCATAGCCTTGACCAGTTCGCACTTATTCAGCATCGCCCGTCCGCTCTCCACCATGCTGTACACGCCCTGGCTCATGTCAAGCGCAGCCGCCGCTTCTGCTTGCGTCCTATTCCCCCGGAGCTTCTTCAGGTTGTTTTTTATCATCGGCTTCCTCCTTATCCATTTTCGCCCCGCAGTTGGGGCAGTAGTTTTCTCCAGTAGGATTGAGCCCTACCGAATAACCGCATACAGAGCAAGTCCATTCATGGAATGTCCGTCCCCAATCATCGTTTTCTATTTCTGAGTGTATCCACTTCCCATACCGCACCGGCTCCACGTCTGTGCGGGGTTCTGTGATCTCGAATTCCTCTGCAAGCCAATTAAACACATTATCAAGGCAGTATGAGCCAAACCCAATGTGGCATTCTCCGTCCGCTGGGTTAAAGTACCAGATGTTGTAACACGGCTTTTCAGGTATTCCTTCCACGACAATTCTGGCGAATGGTGTTTTTATCTTGTGTTTGCACTCATCCGCACTCGCTGCCTCCCGGCTGATGTAGTTACTCATTTTATTCCTCCGGTTCACTTGTACTATCGCAAATGCCCAAAATCTGTTGGAGCAATTCAATCTGTCCGTTTCTGTGACCATAGCGATACCCGGTTGTATACGTTTCGGCCGTGTCTCCGCTATTCTTGGCTTTTTCAGCAACGAGTGTTTGATACTTGGCTCTCAAATCTTCAAGTTCCACAGCCGGAGCAACATCGGCGGCAGGAATACTGTCAAGGAGGTCTATGCAGTCCCTAAAACAGTCTGCCGCCTCATTGTCCCCGTCTAATACGCAATCTGTGATCCACATTCTAAGCCGTTCCTTAGCCGCTTCTCGTTCTATGTACTCTTTAGCCATCTGTTTTCCTTTCTCCATAGCCGCAAAAATGATCCCCCGGAAAAAACTTTGCAAACGCAGAAATTTTTGCACAGTCATACTCTTCTTTTGCACCATCTATGCGGTACGAATGCTTGCATTCCCGACACCGTACCACCTCCACTACATCGGCGGCGGGGATATCCTTCAAGTCGATTTCCTTGATGTACCTGTGCAATACAACTCCGCTCAATTCAGGGTCGTGGTGCTTTACTTCAATAACCTTTTCCAGCGCCTTTTCTCGCTCTATGTACTCTTTAGCCATTGTCAGTACCTCCTATTTCTGCCAGATCACAACCATGCTTGGGAACGGCGCTGGCATTGGCCGCCCATCGCGATCATGTATGGGCTTGCCCTTAATCTCGAATTTGAGCCGCCCACGGATGAAGCGAATTTCGGCTTTGCCGAGTATGTACTCGTGAAAGCTGGATCTGTCTGTCCGGGCGGGTATCAGCAGCACAACCGTTGTGTTGGGTTTCTGTGCCTCGCGGTAGCATTTCTCCGTCCATTGTCCTGTTTCCCTGTTACCATAGGGCGGATTGCAAAACACTGTTTCGCCCTGCCAATTTTGCAGTAAACCGTTATCCTTTTTTGTGAAATACTTCTCGCATTTGTGGTTGGCGTCGCTGGCCGCCGCGTCCAGTGTGAAATTAGACTCGGCGTTTAGCTCATCAAACAGGCTTTGCGGCGTTTCCCAGTAGTCCTTGTCGCTCGAAAACATAGTGGTGAGATTAGTCATTTTCTTTGCCTCCTGTTTTGCCCCTCTGTAAATAGTCCTCGTTACCACCTTTCAACATCAGTTCTGCCAAATCACACGCCGCCAGATAGGTCTTCTCGTGGATTGTTCCGGCGTGTACTTTTTTAACCCGCTCCTTAAATGCCGCCATAGCCGAAAACCAACACCCGGCGCGGACAAACATATTGCCGTTATCGTCTATGTAAAAATAGGCTTTTCGGTTTTCGCTGCCTATCCTATCCACAGCGACATAGCGGCCATTTTGCACTGCGCCGTTTTCGTAGCGGCACCCCTCGCCAAAGCTGCACCACGCGCCAAAGCGGCACCCCTCGCCAAAGCTGCACCCCGCGCCAAAGCGGCACCCCTCGCCAAAGCTGCACCCCGCGCCAAAGCGGCACCGCTCACCAAAGCTGCACCACGCGCCAAAGCGGCACCCCTCGCCAAAGCTGCACCCCGCGCCAAAGCGGCACCCATTGTCAAAGCTTTTTATTGCGGTATAATTCCCAGCAGGGCATATCTTGCGACCGTACTCATCTACTTCAAAGTTGTCAAAATCCGCTTGCGTGTACTTTTTCATTGCTCTTTCCTTTCTTGTCTGTTTCCATTAAATCAAACAATCTGCCGCCGTTATCCTGTAACACCTGATAAATACCCTTTGCAAACATTTCTATAACCGCTTCTTCATTCTCAATCTCCAACCCGGCGTGCTGTTGGACACCATGTAGAATCTCATGTAATAGAGTTTGACATCGTTTTTGATGTCCGATTCCGTCTGTGGCCGATAGCTCAATCTTGCAGTTGTCATAATCAATGTGTCCATATGCAAGTTGGTTTCCATACCGTAGATTTTCTACGTAAGAAATAGCATACTCCACGCCACCAATGCGTACGCTCTCAGGTATTTTCACTGCTCATTTCCCCCTCCGCTTCCGGACATGTCATTCGTCTCTCCAGCACCCCACAACAAGGTTGCTTACTCCCTGTATGGGTAAATCCTTTAATATCTGCCGCAGTCGGCAATTATGTTTCGCGCCGTCACAGGTAAAGCACTCGGTTTTGGTGGCGTACTCTGCAAGATCGGCCAGATCGTCATAGCTCATCACCCAGTAATTTTTACTCCGTCCAGCAGGGCTTTTAATGCCTATCTGTATGTCGGTCAGTTCCAGTTGTTTTTTTAGGGTAATAAGCTGCTCAACAGGTATCGTGTCTATCAGCGCAGTATTGATTTTCTCAATATTGCTCTGCGCCAATCGGAAATTTCGCCAGCCGTTGGGGATACGGTCTACCAGCCGGTGATACTTTTCTTCGTACACCTTTAAGATATTTTCAACGGCGTACAGAGAAGCAAATAATTCTTTTCCTTCTGCGTTTATCCTTGTTCTTTCCATATCCGTCCCTCTACTCTGCCTAATTTATAGGTTTTCCAGTCGTCCCAATCCCCGAATATTGTCTGCATCTGCCACAGCATAATTTCCACGTCCGCGCACTCTTCGAGGATTTTCTTTCTGCTACCTTGGCCGTTCACCCACTTACTAAGTTCAACGGCAAGCTCGTTCAGCTCCTCAATGGCTTTAATGGCTTGATGCTTTGCACCGTAATGGTCTACTATTTCGCTGTACTTCATCGTTGCTCCTGAATAATTCGTCCGCTTCGTGAATAAGTAACTGCTTACCGTCAACCTTTGCCCTTAAAAGTGCGCCCTGCATCGTCATTCGGGTGTAGTATTTCTTCGCCGCTTTGAGAGTGGTAAAAGTCTTTCGATAATTCTCTTTTCCATCGTGGATTTCGTAAAACTCATACGCTTGCAGTTTCATAAATCCCCCTCTTGATTCTTTTTCGTACCGTAAACTCTGATATTCCGGCCTTCTCAGCCATTTCCCTTACCGTCAACTTTTCTTCGCCTTGCTGTACATAAACCTTACAACCTGTCTCGTCCTTTTTTCCATCCGCCAAGTATAATGGGCATTCTCTGACGTGGTAGCTTCCACCATCCCAGCCGCTGTTATTGCGACAGTTTATCGTTGTCGGTCTTGCGTTCCAGCCTTTAACGGGCATCCCATCTTGGCGGCTCCAACTGCACCCTAAACCGGGTTTATTTGTCGCTCTCCGGCACGTCCAACATAGCGTTTGCTTCATACAACCTCAAAAAATCCTCCGCTTGCATAGTTACTAACCACTTTTCGCGGCTCCTTCGGTGGAACACCGCCGGTATAAGCTCCGGCTTTGCGTCGCGCTTCGCCTGCGCCATCCATTCATGGATTTTTGTCGTCTCGCAGCGTTTGCACTCAACGTGAATCCCCGGTAAACCTATCACGTCCGATGCGTCCCCCGTTTGTCCGCAGTATTGGGAAGTGCGCCGGGCATTGAACCCGTATTCACGGAACAGGGCGGCAAGCTCCCGTTCTCCGGCTTTGCCTTTTTCTCTCTGCGCCTTACTCATCCCAGTGTATATCCCAGCCATTACCGTTGTCGGTGAAGGTCAACACGGTAACGCCATTAACACTTACAACGGCCTTTCCGTCCTTCATGTTGTCCATCACGCTCTGGAATATGGTTTGTGTTATCCACTTTGCGAGTTCTTCTGTCATAGTTCCTCCCATTCCACAATTTCATCCTCGTACAGAAAATACTTTCCGTACCATTTCACGCTTAGTTCCCCGGTTCGCCCGTTTCGGTTCTTCGCCACGATGATGCTCGCGTCCTCGCTTTGCGGGTCGGGTCGGTGAAGGAATAATACCTCGTCCGCGTCCTGCTCTATGGTTCCCGATTCCCGCAAGTCCGATAGTCTCGGCCTTCCATCGTTCCGGCCTTCTATCGCCCTGTTGAGCTGGCATAGAAGAACGACAGGGGCGTTCAGCTCCTTCGCCAGAAGCTTTATTTTTCGGCTTATGTCGGATACCTCGTTTTCCCGCGTGCGGTTCCTCAGGCTGGATTGTATTAGCCCTAAATAGTCAATCGCAATCAGGTCTAATTCCCGTTCCTGTTGCTTTATCGCGTAGCATTGTGACCTTATTGCCTCCACGGTATAGGCGTTATCCGACAGATACAGCCTTGTTGCGCTCAGTTTGCTTACGGCGTTCTGTATCCTGTCAACCGCTTCCTGACCGCCGCTGAACATTTCATCACGGCTGCACTTCGCATAGCTGATGATTGCCCTTTGAAGCACGTCCTCCCTCGGCATTTCCAGCGAAAACACCGCTACCGTCCTGTCGAACAACGCCATATTCACGGCTATATTCATGGCAAGTGAGGTCTTGCCTACTGACGGTCTGGCTCCGATGATGGTTAAATGCCCTCTTTTCAACCCGCCTAAAGTCTGGTCGAGAACCTGAAACCCCGTTGTAAGCCCCTCAGCGCCGTTTATAAGCCCATATAGGGCCGCGTCAAAGTCTTTCCCTACCCTGCTTACTTTACGCCCTCCACGCGCCCGTACAGCGTCTATAACGCCCTGCATACGGTCAAGGTATCCCTCGTCCTTTCCCGATTTCATGTCCTTGACCACTTCCCGCAGTCCTGAAATGGCGTGTCGCTTTCTGGATTCCTCCAGCACCACTTTGATGTGATAATCGACATTTGCTGCTGATACAGTGCCGGTGACTATTTCCGTGATGTACTGTATCCCACCGGCTCTGCCGCCCAGCTTGTCAGCTACCGCTACGGGGTCTACCGGCTCGTTTGCGTTGAAAAGGGCAAAGATAGCGGAAAATATCTCTTGGTGTTCCGGCCTCTCAAAATCGTCAGATCTCAATTCCCCGCATATTCTCTCTAAAGCCTCACGGCTGAGAAGCGCAGAACCTAAAACAGCTTTTTCGGCAAGCACAGTTTTTCGTAGACCGGATTATCCCATGATGAAGCGCAGGGGACTTCATCCTCCCAACGCCTTTGGTTCAAAAACGTTGCCGGATGAGGGATATATTGCCCATTGTCTTTTTTCCATTGCGGAGAAGCAGCATAGTCTTTTACTGCCGTTACGATCTTCTCCTGCAATTCCTTTGGCGGGTTCAGTTTCTTCCACGCTTTCACAGCGGTTTCTTTCGCGGTGTGACGTGGATACACTTTCCAGAAAACATCAAAGCCATCACAAGGGGGTATGGGGGTTATCCCATTATTGTCTTCTGTCTTATGTCTTATGTCTTCTGTCTTATGTCTTATGTCTTCTGTCTTATGTCTTATGTCTTCTGTCTTATGTCTTATGTCTTTAGTAGGCTTAGCTTTGCTTTCGTTTGCTTCATTTTGCTTAGCTTTGCTTTCGTTTGCTTCTGCTGGTTTTCCGCCTTTCGCGCCGTTTTCCGACCTAATAGCGGATATTTCAGCCTCTCGGTCTATTATTGCCTTGAATATCGGAAACACAAGGCTCTCTCTTCCTCCGTCTTCAGGTATCAGGCCTGACCGCGCATATTCCAGTATGGCGATAAATAGCCTGCCTTTTTCAGCATCAGAAAGAGCGGATGTTTGCTCTATCCAGTCGTAATAGGCCTTGACGTAGCGTTTTGCCATTTTTACCCCCTTATTCGTTCGTTCAGCACGTCCCTTAACCTTCTCATGTCCTCCGGCGCGAAAGAAATTGATTTTTTAATCCGATTCTCCCGCTTGTCCCACAACCCTAACACATAAAAGGGCTTGTAGGTATCCGGGTATGCCATAAGGTAGAGTTCTATCGACCAGCCCTCACCCTCGCCTATCGTGGCAAGGCGGCTTTCTGTTACGTACTCCATGACTAAAAGGGTAAATGCTCGTCGTCTATTTCGGTAAACCCTGCCGGAGTGTCCGTTTTCTCTCTCGGCGTGAGAAATTCAACGTTTTCCGCTGTGATTTCGGTTATGTACCGCTTGTTCCCGTCCTTATCCTCATAGCTCCTGTTCTGTATCTCACCTTCTATGAGGACTTTGCGGCCCTTTGAAAGGTACTTCCCGCACAGCTCGCCCAACTGCCGCCACACTACTATATTGAGATAGTCAACAGGGGGTTTACCGTCAGTGCCCTTGTATCTGCGCTGCACCGCTACCGTAAAGGTGCATACGCTTGTTCCACTTGTGGTCGTCCTTAGTTCTGGGTCTTTCGTCAGGTTTCCGGTCAAAATTGCTTTATTCATTTTTCCACTTCCTATACGTTAGTTTTTCTTCGTTCCAATCGGGATACTTTGCCATGAGGTACGCTCTCAGCTTTTTTCTAAGCTCCGGCCTCCTCTCCGAATTATCATAGTCCCTATGGCACTCAGGACACAGTGTAACGATGTTTTGTTCTATCCCCTTACCGTTATGGCTTCGCGGGATAAAATGCGCCACAGGGCTTCCTGTGCGCCCACAGAGGACGCATAACTGATGGTCTCTCTCCCATACCCGCGCTTTGACCTTCGAGGGTATCTCACACGCCCTGGTTCGCTTGCTTTTCATTTTGTGTTCCCCCATTCTCTGGATAGCTGCCCTTCGAGTATCCTTATCTTTAGCTTCTGCGCGTTTATCGCTTCCACCGCCGAATCATATAGGCTCTCGGCTATGTCCCGTTCCATTCTCAGCTTGGCTATCTCTTCTTCGCCTTTGGCAATGTCCAGAAGGTGTGTTACTGGCTGCCCCTCGGCGCGGAGGACGGTAAGTCTTTTAGATAACGCCATTCTGTACTCGCGCTCTGTTTCGGCCTTTTTCCGTCCTCGCGGTTTAAGCTCCTGCACCGCCCTGTCAAGTAGGGCTTGCTCTGTCATTATTTCGTCCCACAGCTCCATTTAAGCCCCCTTTGCGTTCAGCTTGTCGAGCGTAGTGTTTAACTGCTCCCGCGTCATATTCCACACGTCCACGCCGTAGTTCTTTTTTGCCGCTTTATTGGCTAAGTCTACGCTCCCCTTACACAGGGCTATAACTTCTTCCTGCATGGCCTTTATCTCAGGGTCAGAGGAAAATGTGTCATAAACGTTGGGTTTAAATTTCGAGCGGGATGGAGATGCTGCATTGGTATCCGTTTCTGGCTGAAAAAAATCCTCACTCTCGCTATCGGACATTATCCCAGAGTAAGCGAACTTTGAGAGTTTCAACACAACGCGGTCAAACAACCTCTTATAAGCCATGGCGTATGGATAAGCGTTGCTACAGTTTTTGTCGCTTACCTCGCCCACTTCGTAAATACCCTGTTCATCATTGCAATAACTGTATACCAGTGAGTTTTTATATCCGTCCTTGTCAAAAAACACACAAGAAGGAGTGAACTTGCTTTCAAGACAGTCATTGATCTTTAAACACCCGTTGTGGCTGATTATTAGGCCGCTGTACGCCATCTTGTCCTTCTTCGCGGTGAGATTCATCAGTATCCAGAAATCAGCCTCCGCAAGGCCATATTTGCCGCTGTTGATAGCTTCTATTGCCTTTTCCTTTGCGGCAATATACTTGGGGGATTGCCATACCGGCTTATCTCCATCTTTTGTATGTTCTACAGTCTTTTCGTTAAACATGCTCCCCTCACTTTATCTGCAAATTCTGCTTTACAACGATTTCCGCGCCCTCTGCCGTCCCGCCGGATTTCAGAAACTCCTTTATCGCCGTTTTATTAGGCACGGGGGGCTTATAGGTCAGAAGCTCGTCATGCCCCTGCGCCGCCCACTTTATAAAGGCTTCCTCGTTTACCTCGACGCTTTCGGACTTTCTGAATGTCAGCTTGTTACGCTTGCTTTCAAACTTTTCCTTATTGGATAGCTGCATCTGCATTGCAAGGTATCCCTTAAGCCACTCGGCCTTATTGGCCTTAGCCTTGGCTCTGGCAGTGAGGTTGTCAGCTTCCTCCTTGATGCTTTTTGCATCTGCGGCAAGGTTCTTTATCATGCAGGCTACGTTGTCAATTTTGTCGTCGAGCTGCATATCAAGGCTTTCGAGGGTGTCATACACGGCTTCTTCGGGTATCTCTCCACGGTCAACCGCGTCCATGAAGTCATTGAGATTCTTCGCTATGTCGTAAAGTGACATTATCTCGCCTCCTGTTTTAAAAGATTAGGGTCATATCGGTCATAGTAGGTGTCCTCAAACGGTTTGTGGGCTTTAGCTAAAAGGTACTGCTCCATTACTCACCTTCCTTTTCCAGCCTCTTGTCTATCTCGTTCCGATAAAGAGCTTTCCATAGGTCGCGGTCATACCGCACTTCGGCAAGCTGTTCCGCAAGCATGACGATTATTTCATCTTTTGTCATTTCGCTTTCCTCCTTTTCGGCCTAAAGGCGTATCCCGCCATACACCCGATGAAAAACATCGGTATCCCCCAGCTAAAAAATGCTCCCCACATATTTGCCTCCTTACTTCCCGTTAAGTTTTTTCCTTATTGTCCGCGTCACGCTTTCGTGAAAATACCCGTTCACATCAAACCGCGTTCTTTCCTGCTTCCGGCGTTCTTCCCGCTTCCTTTTCTCCTGCCGTGCCGTTATATCGGCGACAAACTTTTCCCTGCTTACCACGGCTCACCTCACATAGTACCCGGCGCAGTTATCGTATTTGCGCTTCCGCCTGGCTTGCAGCTCAAGGCTTTTCTCGTCCTCTACCATTGCTGCCATGCTCCGCACCAGAACCAGCGGTGATCCCTCATGCGTGCCCTGGAGCCGCCCATCCTTGAGCATGGCGTAAACCGTCTTAGGATTCACGTTCAGCAGCTTCGCCGCCTGAATGGGTGGTACATACTCGCCGTGCATCTTCACCATGCGCTCTTCCAGCGCCCCGACGCTGTTTATACGCTCGTCCACGGCGGCGGTTATCATATCCCGCAGGAGTTTATCAAAATCGTTCATGGCTTATCTCCTAAATAAAAACCTTTCGCAGCTCTCTCCCGGTATCCGGTGCTTTATCCGTCCGTAGGCGCAATGCCCGCAGTTTACGGGGCTATATGCGCCGCCATAGTAGGTGTAGTGTTGATAATAGTGCTGACAGTTGGCGCAGACTGGTTCCCGTTCTCCTATGTTGTATTTCATGATGTAACCTCCATTTGCTTTGTGATATAATGAATAATTAACTTATTCTACGGGGGCATTAGGAGCGGTTTGTTCCTGAACCCATTATATCGAAACGATTTGTTCCTGTCAATATAATCTGGAGGCTTTTATGGACTTTTGCAACAATCTCAAGCATTTTCGTTTGGCAATGGGCTGCACTCAAAAGGAGATGGCTGCCTACTTGGGAATTACTGAGCGCGGCTATCGCAATTACGAGATCGGCGCACGGGAACCTTCCCTTTCTGATTTGGTGAGGATCGCGGATAAACTCAATGTTTCACTTGACGCTCTCGTTGGCAGAGACTCTCCGCAGGATTCTTTGGTGGATGCTGAATAAATCTTCTAAGTCGTCCCAAATCTCAAAATCTCCGTCTCGCGTTCCCGATTCTATGTATCTGTAATACCGTTCAGATATCCCCAAGTATTCCGCTACCGCCTGCTGGGTCAGCCCTTTGCTTTTTCGGGCGGCTTGTAGGTTTAATCTCATAGCTTTATCCCTTTCCTTGGAGGTGTTTATGTCCCCAAACGCTGAAACTGTAACGCTTTCTATGTACTATGCTTATAAAGCTCGCGCCGCAGAGGGTGTCTTCCTCGATAAGGCTATTACCTTCGGCCTGGATTTCCCCGGCTTGCGCCCCGTGTTAAACGAGCTTGTGCGCTTCGGGGTGGTTCGCTCAAATACCATAGATACCGTGCAGCTTTCCTTGTCATTTATTAGCCATCTGGATAACGAGAGTAAGCAACGTGCCCAAAAAAGAGCTGAGGAGAACGAGAATGACGCCAAGGCGAATGTAGAGCAGATGAAGCAGTGGCGTCACGAATGGCGTATCGCACTTGTTTCCGCTTGCGCAAGCTCTATACTCACGCTCCTTATCGAGCATTTCACTGAAATACTCGTCTTTATAAAGGAATTTTTCCATTAAGCTCTTGCGTTTCATCGTTTCCCCCTTTCGACAGATTGTGATAAATACTTTTCCACGGCTCGGGAAGAGGGGTAATAAAGCCGCCGCTGACGGTCACGTCCCCTACAAGCTCTACCTCGATTACGGGGGGCTTCCCTGCTTCGTGGGTGATGGTGTACTTTCGTACAATATCGCTTACCGATATGCCGTTGATGGTTATTTCTCCGCTTGTGTCGTTTGTTTTGATTTCAACGTGGTTTTTCATCGTTTCCCCCTTACGCCGTCCGTTCATCAGCTCTAAATAGTGTGTCTTTGTTTGTTAATCGTTCGCGGTCACTTGTGAAGTGTCTAAATTTGTAAAAAAAACTTCCGTAGGATTATCAATTCCCAGAATACTTATCATCTTCTCGGCATCCCTTACGGTCAACGTGTTCTTTTTTACTTTGGCAACTAAGGTGGATTCGCACATATCAAGCTCATGTGCCAGTTCTCTTTGTGTTTTTCCGCAACGTGCCAACGCTGCTCGATACAAATTTCTGTTAATTCTGACCGCCCCCTTGCGTCACTTATTAAGTGACTAAAGTGTAACATGGGTTTAGTCACTTGTCAAGTGTTTTTAAAAAAGAAATTGCATATTCTAAAGTGACGTGGTAATATATAACCGAGGTGATGATAAATGACCCTTGGCGATAAAATACGGGAGTTAAGAAGGGCCGCCGGGCTTACCCAAGGTGATTTGGCGAAGATGCTCAACACGACAAAGCAGACCATAGGGAAGTACGAACAGGGCATTGTATCTAATCTTCCTTTGTCTCGAATTGTCGAGCTTGCCAATGCGCTCAACACCAGTCCCGCCTATTTGATGGGCTGGACAAACGAACGACGCCGAATGAACCAAAGTGTGAGGATTGAGGCGATTATGAACAATTTGGACGAGAACGAGCAGCTTCAGCTTTTATCTTATGCTGAATTTCTAATGCAGCAGCATAAGAAAAAAGAAGGTCGGTAGCTTCCGGATCGTGCTTTAACTGTTCAACGATTGCAAGAATTTGTTCCCGCGTTGTCATCTATTCTACCTCCAAACACTTGTTCTGTTTTGATAATAACACGTTAGATTCAAAAAGAAAGGGGGAATTTTTATGAGAGTACCATAAGAGGGACTGCGCTCGCCGATGTTGCACAAATCGTGCCTCAAATTTAATCGGCAGGGGCGATTTCTCACCCCCGCCTAAGACGGTGGAGAAGCATCGGGGAACCGTCCTGAATAAAGCATAGCATTTATACCGCTCTAATCAATACTCATAAAGAAGCGTTTCGCTAACATTCTTGTTTTTTCGCCACACATAAATGAAGAAGGTGATACTATTTGTTGTTATATGAACATTTACGCGCCATGAAGGACGCAAGTAATATGACGGCGCAGCAGATAGCGGACAAAAGTAGTGTGCCCGTTGCCACGGTAAACCGCGTGCTTCAGGGCTTAACGGAAAATCCGGGGTTTGATACGGTCTACAAACTGGTAAAGGCCATGGGCGGGAGCCTGAACGATCTGGACGAGGATAGGGTGTGTGAGCCGGAATCGCTGACGCAGTTATACGAAAGAGGGTTAGAGTACAGGGAACGGAAGATAAAGAAGCTGGAACGCACGATAATGATAATAGCAGTATTTACTTTTATTGTTATGGCGGCGGTCATAGGAATGCTGGTATATGATATGATGCACCTCGATAGAGGGTGGATAATAAAATAAAGAATCCCCCGTGCCGAATTAGAGGGCGGCAACAGGGGATAAGGCGGATGCTTCTCCGCCTCCGATTTTAACACAACGGGAGGTTTTTGTAAATGGCAAGGCAAAGCGACGGGAGATACCGGGCAAAGGTGACGGTTGGAAACGGTATCGTCAAGTACGTTTCAGGCAGGACGAAGAAGGAGCTGGAGGCCGCAAAGGAGGCTATCCGGCAGGAATATATCACTGGCAGGAATACGCCGGAAAACGCCATGTTCGGCGCATACGCCATACAATGGTATAACACATACAAAAAGCCGAATATAGGCGCATCGGCGCAGAGCAGTTATAGAACCGCGCTGAATAAGCACATACTGCCGGTGCTGGGGGATAAGCGTTTAGCGGCGATATCCGCCATGGACTTGCAGGAGCTTATCAACTCAAAGGCGGATACATGCACAACGATAATTGAGAATGTATATCATATTCTGGAAAGCATATTCAAACGGGTATATACGGAAGGGATAATACCCCGCGATATAACCGTAGGATTAGAAAAGCCGTCCAAGGCAAAGGAGAGCCGCCGGGCACTGACGGAGGCGGAGGAAGCCGCCGCGAAGGTGCTGATGCATGAGGAAAACGGCCTGCTGGTGGCATTGCTGTACTACACGGGCATGAGGCTCGGCGAAGCCCTCGGCCTGCAATGGGAATGCGTTGATTTCAGGAAGAAGGCCATACACGTCCGGCAGCAGGTCAATTTAAGGAAGGGCACGATAACCCCGCCCAAGACGAAGGAGAGCATACGGGATATACCCCTGCCGGACGAGCTGGCGGAAATGCTCGTGCGGGGATTCCCGCAGGCGTTTGTATTCCCCGCCCCCGATGGAACGTACTACCGCAATTCCTCATCAAACAGGCTATGGCGTTCGCTGATGGAGCGCATGGCAGAGTTGGGGCCCGACATAGAAACGAGAGAGGACGGCGCCTCTATCCTCACGCCGCACTACTTCCGGCATAATTACGCCTCAATACTGTATAATGCGGGTATAGACGTTTTAAGCGCAAAGAAGTTTTTAGGGCATAGCAACGTAAAGACTACCCTTGAAATTTATTCACACCTTTCAAAGGAAAAAGAGGACGCAAACGCCGCCGCCGTGAGAGGTGTTTTCAAAAAAAGGTTGCCGGAAAGTTGCCAGAGCGAAACCACAAAATGAGCACAAGCAATCAAAAAAGCCCTAAATACCTAAGAAAAACGCCCGTGTAACACGAGCGTTTTTGATGTTTGGTATCCGGCGGCTACCTATTTTTTATTGGTTTTTAACGGTTTTTTCTTCCGTGAAAAGTGCCTGTTTATCTACCTTTTTCAAAATCAGCCTTTAATAAGGTTTCTAAAAAAGGTTGCCAGAAAGTTGCCAGCTACCCAAGGAAATATTTTTCAACCTTGAAATCCTTGCCGTCAATATCGTTGATGAAGTCTTTCGCAAGGCTGAAATAAAACTCCGCATCTTCACCCTTGCCTACCATTTCGGCGGTATCGTGACTGTCGTTGTAGTACATATTCATGCACAGATAGTATTTGCATACCGCCGTTATGCCCTTCGTCGCCAGAAACGCCTTGATGGTATCATAGTCCCATTTTTGACCGTATGGGCGCATACCCTTGACTATCTGCCGCGCCTCTTCGGGAGTTATCCGATATGCTATTTCTTCGAGGCAATACATTGTTTCTTTGTATACCTCCGGCAGACGGTCTTTTACCGTGTGCATCATATCAGAGAGCGCATCGGTCACTTCCGTCATATCGGTGTGCCTTTCGGATATCAGGCGTATGACCTCCTTAAAGCTCATTACTCTGCGCCTCCGTCAATGCTTGCAAGGCTGTTAGCGGGTACGCAAGTTTTATTGAGCAGTTTAAAGCTGCCGCCCGTGGTGTTGGTCTTGACGATGGTAGCATACCTGGTGCGGGTGCGTATGGCGCAGGCTGTGACCTGGGCGCAGCAGCTATCTATCAGCGGGTACTGTTCCGTGCCGGCGCCTATGGTGACAAACACGGGCGCGGTTATAGTGGTAGCCGCCGGGATAGACTGAGCTACCACGATGCAGTATTTCTGATTATCGTTATAGTTGCCTGCCGGGAGGTTGATTATCAGCCCGGTTCCCGCCGTGAAGGTAACGGCCTGGGAGATTATAAGGTTGGGGCAGAGTTTGCATACATTTTTACAAGCCATTTTTATTATGCTCCTTTCGAAAATCAAGGGGCAGCATACGCCGCCCCGATATATCACGGCATAGCCGGAATTAGCAGCAGCAGCCGCAATTATTACCGCAGAAGGGAGAGTTCCCCGCGTTGTAGGTGTAACCGTTGGGATAGCGGACTACTCCGTACATGCGGTTATCCATCTCAAGGCTGGACACTTTGTCCCTGAGAGCCTGCATTTCGTTCGCCTGTATCAGGGAGCGGGTGGCCTCGGCCTCGGCGTGGATAGCGGTGGTTATGTCGCAGGTGTTCTGGTTCATCTGCGCTGAGAGGTTGGCTATACCGAGCCTCTGTTCACAGCAGCAGTTTGCGAGCTGGCTGGACAGGTTCCGGCCTTCGGTGGTGATAGCGTTGTTCAGCGCGAAGGTGGAATCACATATACCGTTGCCGATGTTAGTCAGGCGGTCATTAATCTGGCCGAAGTGCTGACCGAAGAGAATTTCCTGCTGAGACGCAGCGGTGGCATACTGTCCAAATTCGCCCTGGCGGTTCCAGCCGCCAAAGCCGCCGCCCATCATAGCAAAAAGTATGATAAGGGCGAATATCCAGAAGCCTCCGTTGAAGCCGTCAGTCTTGCCATCAGTTACCGCGGCTATATCCGCGAGAGAGGGCATATTATCCATAGTTCTAAAGTTCCTTTCGATTTATATTCCAATCCCGTGCGCGCTTCGGGTAATGGTCTACCTTAATTCAGAAAGAATATCCTCGGGGTCTATCCCGTATTGCTTGCAGGCCGCATAAAACATCTGTTTAGGGTCGCCGTTGCCTATCATCTGCTTTATCTTCTGCATTTGTCCGGGAACGGACATCATCTGTTTAGCCTGCGCTATCATTTGTGGGTTGAGTTTCCTCGGACTTCCTCCGCTTAGCATTTGTAGTATCGGGTTTGGCATTTATCATTTCCTCCAATCTGGCTATTCTCTGTTCAAGGCCGTTTACATCGACAGGCGGAGCGGGTTTATACGGGGTTATGCTATAAGGCGAGAGAGAGGGGAACCCCGCCCCGTCCGTTGTTTTAAGCCACACTATGGGGGCCGTTTCGTCCAACAGAAGAACGGAGCTATTAGGGGGCATTTGATACGCCTTTGCGCCGCCCTCGCCGTTCACTTTGACTACTTCGGTTCGCTGATATTGGGTTTGTTGGTTAAAATAAGGTTGGTATGGATACACTGTTTCACGCTCCCTTCTACCTGAATTTTGGCATAAAAAAAGAGCCGATAGGATTGCTCCCATCGGCTATTTATCGGCTATTTACAGTGCGTTTTCAGTTGTTTTTCGGCAGCCTTGCACCGCCTGCGTATCTGGTCATATTCAAGGGGTATTTCAAATTTAAGCTGGTACTCGCCCGTCAAAGCGTCGTATGGCACCCCGTCTAAAAGGCGGCGGGTTATCAGCCAGCGGTCTTTTTCGTTATGTATCCATTCGTGTATGAGTGCTTCCCACTCTGACCGGGGGCGGGAATTGAGCAGGGTCTTGTCCATATAATAAGAGGCCGCTTCTCCAAAAGCCTACACCTCCTTTATACAAGATTTGCCCCCGACGTTTGCCGGGGGCTATTGAAAGGGAATCCCGAACGCGGGATGAGATTGTGCTGTTTTATTGTGCTGTTTTGTCGGTAGGTTCGGTATCTTCTATTGCGTTGCCTTTGTTGTGGAGCTTCTGGAGGGCGCCTCTGAGCGCCTCGGGCAGCGGCAGGCCAAGCGTGCCGGCGTTCTCCAGTATGGACAGGCCCTCGTTGGCTATGTAGAACATGCACACTGCGCTGCGCACCGCCCCATTGGTGGCGGGCACAAGTCTGTCAATAAGGGCTGCCAGTGCCACCAATATTAGTATAAAGATTTTCTTCAGCAATCCCTTGAATCCTACTGCGCTGCTGAGGGTCCCGGTCACTGCTGCGTCGGCTACGCCGGTGACGTAGTCCAACACCATCACCGCCACCAGTACCATTATCAGGGGATCCCAGGCGCCGAAGAGCCACGCAAGTGCGCCGCCTACAGCGGCGGCAATAGTTTTGATCCATTCAGATATGTTCATTTTGTTTTTTCCTCCTTATCTTTTGGCTGTGCCTACGTATATTTTGCCGTCAACTGACACGGATACCTGCAGCACGTCCGGCAGCTCTATCGGTGCCATGCTGTGTGCCTGGCAAAACGCTCGTATGGCCGCAATGGTGTTTTTGCCCGCTATGCCGTCAGGATCGCCGGCGTCATAGCCCAGGGCGTTAAGGGCAGTCTGCAAGGCTTTGATGTCGTCTCCCCGCATCATGGGGCTCGTCAGGGTTATGATCTTCCGCGCCTTTACCTCCTCCTTTTCTTCCTCCTGCTGGAGCATGGCAAGCCGCCCCCAGTGCGTCCAGCTGCCATCGGACAGTTTGCGCTTACATACGCCATCGTCCCGGCCTTTGGCCTCTATGGTGTAGCCGTCGCCGACGTATACGCCGACATGTACCATTTTCTTGCTGCTTTCGCTGTACTTGAATACGAGGTCGCCCGGCCATATGGGGGTTTTCCCGACGTAGCCCCTGTTTTCGTCGCACATACGGTAAAGCCCCTGGGCGTTGGTGTCGCCCTTCATCCAGTGCTTTATGTCGCTGATGTAGTGTACGATGAGGCCGGAACAGTCGAACGCATAGAGAGGCCGTTTTTCGGCCTTCTCCATGAATTTCACGGCGCGGTTATAATTCGTGTCGCTGGTTTCGCGCCGTTCTATCCATGCGTAGGGGTCGCTCATGCTGTCAACCTGCTGCCCCTGCGCACCCCAGACGTACATATCCCCCACATGGCTTTCGAGGTATTCTATAAAGCCTGTTACTCTGCTCATCTGCGTTTACCTGCTACCGCGAGGCCAAAGCCTATCAGGGCTATGGATACCGCATACGTGAGGACGGAGGCGCCGCCGGTCTTGGGTATCACCACGGGATTTTTTGCAATGGACTGTTCGGCGGGCTGCGCGGCGTTAAAATAGTAGGTTTTGCTTACAGTCCTGTTTTTCTGCATGGCGTTGTAGAGCTCTTCGGCCGTGGTGGCGTTTTCGTAGGCCATGTCTTTGACGGTTATACGGAGGGCGGCGGGCTGGTCGGTAACTATGCCGCTCAGGTAATATGTTCCGGCCTCCAATCTCAGGTCGTTTGTGTCCAGCTTTACCCCGTCCAGCTCGATTATAAGCTCCATATCGGTCAGGTCGTAAAAACGGGGTATTCCTATGTCCACTTTGAGCAAAAACAGCTCGTTGTTGACGTAGGTCTTGGATACCGCCTTGCCGGTCTGGTAGTCCAGCGCGGTTATATCCAGAGTTACGGGGTCTGCGGCGTAAGCTATGGTGCAGAGGCACAGCATGAGCATTACCGCGAGGATACAAGTGAGTTTTTTCATAATGTTTTCCTTTCTTTTTAGAGTTTTATGCAGCGGTTCTCGAACTTCTTATATGCATCGAGGTACACTTCGTTTTTGTCGCCGTTGTAAGTGACCTCATAATACATACCATCGGGGAGTTTGGTAGATACCAGTGCCTTCCAGTTCTGGAGGGTCTTGCAGTGCCAAACAACATAGGTATCAGTCATGTCGATCGCTATGCCGTCCGTCTTGTCGAGGTGCTCGTTTACATAATCTCTCACGATTTCACGAGCTTTGAGTGTGTAGTCCATAATTCTTTTCCTTTCTTTATTTTTGTTTTTTAATTATGAAAAAAGAGCCGTGCGGCTCCTTATTCCGTGTATTCGCTCCATTTGGAGCTGCCCGCCTTGGGCTTGTAGACGGTGGATTTGATGTGCTGCTCGGTGCATTGCCACGTTTTGCCGTTGTAGGTAACTATGGTATCCACCTCAATTACCGTGCCGTCCTCGATGTCGCCCCACGCGGGATAGGTCACGGTCTGCACCGCCCAATATGTGCCGAGGTTTGCAGCGGGGGGCTTGTTGCGGCTGTATTTGAGGGCGACATATCCGCCCTCAACCGTGTCTCCGGCTATATAGCGGGTCTCAGCGTCCCACGGTGCGCCCTGGGTGGGGGTGGGGGTAAGCCCCGCCCGCGCCGCCGTCAGCACCTCTACAAGGTCGGTCTCGTGCGCCTCGATTTCAGCTTTACGCACGGCTACCAGCGCCATAAGTTCACTGCGCGTCATTCACATTCACCCCCAATTCCGCAAGCGCGTCTATATAGTCCTGCGTGGTGGCCTGCGCCTCATGCTCCGCCCAGCTCTGGACTATCTCTGCGCCGTTGTCCTCCCACATTTCGGTATAATAAAAGCCCTCCTTCGAGGGCATGGGGGAACGGGTCACGGGCTTATAGCCCAGCTCCTTTATTGCCGCATCGTCATTGGTGGAGAGGTGCGCCCCTGCGGGGTGCGTCACACCGTTGATTATAAGCGGCGATTGCAACTCAACCGGCAGGCGTAAATATTCGGGATACCCGCCCGCCAGCTTGGCATAGTTTGTGTTTAGCATTGTTTTCTCCTTTATAGGATTAAATTATATGAACCGTCTGTATTTGGTGTAGCATTGTAAGGTGTATCGGAGGGTATTGCAAAAGCGGGGACAACGCCATCGCTATTATTAGAAGAGTTGCCATAAACTGTAATACCACCCAAATAATCAACATATTTCACGCCGCCATGGTAGCCGGAAGTAGACCCTCCGGTGGAATATTGTGAAGATAACCACCATTCCTCTCCATAACCATTTTTCGTTCGTATTCTGCTTGCATCGTTTTTGTATAATTGCAAACCTACTCCTTCCAATGCAACTTTACCTTCATAGGTTTGATTCGCTCTTCCGCTCATCATAGTCAGCGTTGGAACAAACATCTTACGAGTAACACTCTCAGAACCGGCGAGCGCGAACGTTACATCCATCATTTTATTACGAAGTTTCTGAGGCATTCTATTGTAAATAGTTGTTTTTACCAAATTGTCCAAAGTGCTGTTGGCGTAAACAGAATACTCACCAAATTTCGAACTGGAATAGATGTTTTTCCTCACCAGTACCACGCCGCCGCTCACAAGATTATCCTTGTCCGCTATCTCATAGTTAGGTGTACCCGCTCCACCGTCCGTGCCTACATTTATCAACGTACCCAGCGGTAAATCCGATATGGGCGCACCGCCGCCCCCCGCCATCATCATTCTGCGCCGCAAAGCAAACTGCAAGGGTATCATGCGCTCACAACCTCCTGTACTGCCCACACACCATCAAACACATCAAATTCATACGCTTTAGATGCTTCAATGGTAGGGGCCGAGCCCATAAATGCGCCACTAAATGACACTGATACGCTGCTTCCCGTAGAAAACATGCCGTGCGCCCAGCCGGAAGCGGGCGGGGTAAACACGTATGTACCCACAGGAGAGGATACGTTATATATGGTGTTAGCCGTCAGCGCCGCGCCGCTGGCGGGGAGGGAGGAAGCGAGGGCGGGCGCGGTCTGCTTTTTGTCGAACAGCGCGGAATGTGCGTTGTTTGTGCTGTTATGCCCCGACACGGCCTCGGAAACATCGTCCGGGGTGGCGTAGTCAACGCCAGATTGTGCCACCTGTACGGTTGAGCCGTTGCCCTTTAACAGGCCGTTCAGCGCGGTTGCGGTATCGGTGCTTATCTCGTTAGGGCCTGCGGGGCCCTGGGGGCCTGTCGGTCCTTCCGGCCCTTGGATACCCTGCGGGCCTTGCTCACCCGTATCGCCCTTCGCGCCGGGGTCGCCCTTCGCGCCGGGGTCGCCTGTCGCGCCTTTTTCGCCTGTGGCTCCTTTTTCGCCCTGCGGGATGCCGAACTCAAAATCAAATACCTTTGCGGTGTCCGCGCCGCTTGCCGTTACCTTTACGGTGGCGGCGGTTCCGGCGGTGAGGGTGGTCGCCGTGGCAGTGGGTGTGCCAAATCCGGCGGCTGTGCCGGGGTCGCCTTTTGCGCCGGGGTCGCCCTTGGGGCCTTGGATACCCTGCGGGCCTTGCTCACCCGTATCACCCTTCGCGCCGGGGTCGCCCTTCGCGCCGGGGTCGCCTGTCGCGCCTTTTTCGC